CCTCCGAGATGTTCTCGGCGATCGCTCCGGGCTCGCCAATGACGCCGCGCAGCGACACCAGCCCGCGCGGTCCACCGTGTTTGACCAGCCGTCGCGTGAGCTCCTCGAAGGTCTCGCCGCGCACCACGCCGGTGGCGAGCATCCGGCGGATGTCGGTGGACATGGCCTTGCCGTAGCGCGCGGCCGAGGCGCGGTAGCGCGGGATGAGCTGCGTCGAGCCCTCGGCGAGGATGGCCGCCTCGGCGAGTTGGAGCGGTCGCACGCTGTGACCGAACACCGCGGCGAACACCGCGACCTCCTCCTCGAGGTGGGCGATCGCCATCGCTCCGGCCGCGCGGCCCTGAGCGCGAAGCGTGCCCTCGACCTCGATCGGCAACCGCTTCTCGACGACCTCGAGGGTGTGCTCGAGCTGCAGCAGCGCCTGCCGGTAGCGCTGGGCGGTGAAGCGGAGCTCGCCGTCCGGGATCTGGGTGAGCCATCGCTCGAGGTCCTGGCGGAGCTCGGCGCGGGCGTCGGCGAGCGCGGGCGCCAGGGCGCGGACGTAGCGGTCGGGCAGGCGCGCGGCCTGCTCAGCGATCACCCCCATCACCTGGGCGACCTGGCGACGCTGTGGCTTGCGCGACGGGCGGCGGGCGCCGATGCCGGGCGGGGCGACCGACACCTACTGCACCACCAAGGGCTCGGCCCACTCGATCGGCACCGCAGCCCACTTGCCGTTGTCAAGCTCGACGACGAGCACAGGGTCGGCAACCCCTCGCGGGTCGGCCTCGACGCTCACCACGCGCCCGCATGCCCCGCCGCGTTCGATGTCGAGGTCTCGGGCGCGGACGCGGTCGCCGACGGCGATCACGAATCCTCCGGCGTCTCGTCGGGTGGCTCGGACGGTGTCCCGAGCTCGACCATCGGCCCTGCGAGCGAGTCCTGGGTGATCGCCTCCTCGAGCTCTCGGCGAATCGCCTCGCGGATCTCGTCGGTGGCCTCGTCGCCGAGGTCGGCCAGGGCGAGGCGAAGCTTGCGCGCGCGCTGGTAGGTCGCCGACGGAATCGGCACGGTCTCGAGGCCCATCGCGCGCTCGATCTCGGCGCCGAGGTCAACGCCATGGAAGTCGTCCATCCCCGACGCCACCCAACCGTCCGGGTCCCTCCGGCCGATGGCGATCGTGTTGACGGTCGCGGCAGCGTGGCGTCGACCCTCGCGGCCGAGCGCACGCAAGATGACCTCGGTGGCCTCGTGGTCGAGCTGCTTGGAGCCCTCCGACCGCCTGATGACCGCGCCGCTGTTGTCCTCGGCCAGGGCCATCTGATACATGACGCGGAAGATGTCCTCGGCCAGGCGCTTGAGGCTGTCGCCCGCGTGAGCAAAGGCTCCGGTGTCCGGGCCGACGTACATCGCCGAGTCCTCGTGGCCGCGCACCTGGACCCAGCCCGGCCCCCTCGCCGAGGTCTGAGCTCGACCCGGGTTGCTCTGGTGCTCGCTCACCGGCGTGTCGATCCCGCCGAGCGCCGGGGCGAGGAATTCGTAGAGCTGGCTGTAGAGCGCCTTGTACTCGGCCCAGCTGAGCCCGCAGCTCTTGTTCAGATACTCGACGGCGAGGCTGTGGAGCTTGTTGCCGGCCCACAAGCCGGCCGGCAGCTCGAGGCGGATGATCGGCGTGCGACCGAAGCTGTGACGACCTCGGCTCTCGGGCGAGATCATCGCGTCCTCGTTCGGCGGCTTGCCCTTCTCGTACTCGACCACCCATCGCGTCCATCCCTCGGCGTCGTAGGCGGTGTACTCCTCGCGGACCTTGTCGCGCTGTTCGTATGGCGTCGGGCGTCGGCAGGACTTCGAGCAGACCATCGCCCAGTAGACCTCGCCATCGGCGTCGGCGTCCCAATCGAGCACTGCCTCGGGGCGCAGCGGGGCCGCGTAGGCGTTGAGGGCGCCGGCCGCCTCCTGCTCCGCCTCCGACTGCGGCGACCAGTCCGGCGGCATCGTGGGCAGGTCGACGAGCGTCCAGGTGAACCCGCACAGCAGCGCGGACCGGAGTTGCTCGAGCACGAGCTCGTGAACCGAGCGCTCCCTGCCCCGCGGCGGCGAGCAGTCGGCGAACAGGTCGCGGTAGAACGACGACGCGGCGCCCCCGCCGAGGGCGAGCTCGATCGGGTCCGCCGACAGCCCGGCCACCACGTGATCAATCACCGTCGAGAGGTGCGAGACGTAGAACGCCCGCCGCTTGCGCTCCTGGTAGACCTTCTCGGTCTCGCCGCCGTGGCGAGGGAACAGCCGGTCGAGCACCTTAGGGTTGCGGAGCAGCGCCTTGCCGCCCTCGTAGAGCGCGCGCAGCTCCTGCCAATACTCGAGGTCGTACTCGGGATGGGTCGCCTTCAGGCGGTAGTAGGCGATCGCCCGGGGCTCGAGCGCTGGCACGCCGAGAACCGTCGCGCACGCCGGCGACGGCGACTAGGGGAGCGTTTACTACCGATCCGTGGAGCGGGTGGCCAGCCTGATCCTGTACCGCCTGAGCAGCCGTCCCTGGCAGTAGAGCTCGTGGCGCAGCGGGTCACCCTGAAAGCTGCGTAGCTCGAAGTCGTCGAGCTGCACGCCGCCCGCTGCCATGCGCCCCTGGATGTCAGTATCGATCTGGCGATCGATCTCGGCACGGGCAACATCCAGCGAGCGCAGCATCGTCGGCATGCAATCAGTCTACCCGAACGGCCCCGAGGCCTCGCGCGCACCGACGCCGGCGCCGTGCGGCTGGTCGCGATAGAGCAGGTTCCACGCGTGGGCGGTGACGTCGGCCTGGTCGTCCTCGGGGTCATCGACGCCGGTGACCCCGAGCAGCTCGGCCAGGTAGGTGTCCACGTCCCACGTCGCGTCCTCGGGCACCAGGACGCGGCCCTCGTTCCATGCGCCCGAGGCCGGCTGTGAGCGGATGAACTTGTCCGTGGTCGTCTTGACCTCGACGACGCGGAGCTTGGGCTCGAGATCGCGCAGCATCTGGGGGACGGCCTTGAAGCCGGCGACCGCCTCGGCGCCGATCAGCAGCCGCCGAGCGCGCTGGATCGCGAGCAGGCGCTTGACCACCCACGGCACGGGCTTCTGATGCCGCTCCACGTGGAGCACGTACATCCGGCTGGCATCGCCGTAACCGCGCATCGCGAAGACGCCGATGGCCGAGTGGTCCGCCGAGGTCTTCTCGCTGGCCGCCGGGTCGACCACGATGGCGGCGCGACAGCCGTCGAGCTTGAAGTCGGCGAGGCGGAACCGCGACGGCTCGAGGAACAGTGCGCTGCCCAGCGGCCGCGGCTGGCCCATGAATAGTGCCCACCAGAAGTACTTGTTGCGCGTGAACGGCAGCAGCTCTTCGAGCGGGTAGTAGTCGGGCCACAGCGGCCGGCCGACCTCGGAGATGTCGGGGAACCAGCCGTCGGTGAACGTGCGCCCAGCCTTGAGCGCCAGAATGCGGTCAGCTGCCGCCTCGTCGAAGTCGTAGATCGCCGGCAGCGAGATCCGCTCCCAGTCCTCGCCCTCGGTCTTGAGCAGCCGGCCGATGAGGTCGTCTTGGTGCCACCTGGTGTGGGCGACGATCGCCGAACTGCCGGGCTCGCGACGGTTGCGTGCCGAGCCCCAGTACCACTGCCAGACCTTCTCTCGGTAGCGAGCGGAAAGCGCATCCTGGGGCGTCGGGTACGGATCGTCGATGACCTGGACGCCGGTGGTGCCGGTACCGACGTACTGGCCGCCGATGCCGATGGCCTTGAGCCGGCCGCCAGCGCGCGTTCGCCAGTTGTCGGCCGGGCCGTAGGTCTCGACGCCGGCGAGCGCGCAGAGTCCCTGGATCTCGGTGGAGCGGTCCTTGGCGAAGTTGCCAGCCGCGCTGATGTAGGCGTTCTGCAGCCCGGGCGAGTAGCGCGTGAGGTAGGCGAGGCCGTGCTGGATGGTTGTTGTTTTCGTGTGCCGAGGCGGCAAGTCGACTGCGACCTGGAAAACCTCGCCGCGCTGGATGCGCTCGAACACGCGCCGCAGCGGCTCGACGTGGGCCGGGGATGGCCACTGCGGCGAGACGCGGTCGATGAACGACTCGAGCGTCTCGGTGCCGTACTGGAGCTCCAGGAGGGCGGTGAGCTCGCGCTCCTCGTCGTCGGTGAGGTCGGGCTCAGTCGCAGTCATCGCCGGCGACCGGATCATCGTAGAGCCGGACCGGTCGCCGACCGCGGAACTTCGGGCTCACCCTGCCCGTCCGCCGCAGCGAGCGGTTGGCGAACTTGCGCCACCAGCGCCGCGCCCTGGCAACGTGCGTCGAGTTTGCACCCTTGCCGGGATTGGCGCTCTCGAAGCGCGGCCCGGTCTCGGTACCCCTGCGACGGCTCACCGGGGCCCTTCCACATCGACCACGACTTCAACGACTGGCCAGCGCCAGGTTCGCTCCGTCGTGCCCTCTCGAACCCGATGCGTCGGCACGGTCTCGCTGCGATAGAACACGGTGAGGTCAACGTGGCCGTCGTCGTGAACGCCCGTGACGATCGCTGGGACCAACGGGGGTTCGAGCTCCTCGGGGATCTGCGCGGCGACTTGGAAGTGGACGATACGTCCGATGGTCGGTGTCATAGCTGTCTCCTGGGTCTGGGGTTTGGCTGTGGACGGCGATTTCACTCGGACTCTCGCTTCGCCTGCAGCTCCTGCAGCTCCTCGATCCGCTTCGCCCTCTGCGCCGGCGTCAACGCCAGTACTCGCGCGAGCAGGTCCTCGCCGGCGTTGAGCGTCATCGACGCGTGTGCCTTGCCCCACCCGCGGTCGAGCAACTCCTTCGCCGCGACCAGCCTGTCCGCCGCGCGCTGCTTGTCGTCGGCCAGGATGCCCAACAGGAAGGCGACGATATCGCCAGGATCGACCAGCTCGCGGACGCGTTCGGCCAGCGACAGACCTCGCTTGGGTCTGCCGTTCGGGTTCCCGCTCTTCCCCGGCGCGAACCTGCCATCGTCCCGTCTGTTTGAATCCTGCTTTGCAGGTTTCCTCGGTTTCATCCCCATTCTTCTCTCCCTGCGTAGAACACGGACTTGAGCAGCAGCTGGACCGCTCTCGCCGAGCCGGGCTCCGTGCGGATGTACCCGGCACGCTCGAGCGCGCGGAGGTGGCGCTCGAGCGCGACGGCCGAGCGCATCTCGAGCCCCTCGAGCATCTCGGCGCGCGTCGGCGCCCACCCCTTGCGCGCCGAGAACTCCACGACGAACCGCAGCACGTCGCGCTGTCGGGGCGTGAGCGTCGCGTCGCCGTCCTTACGGGCCGCCACGGTTCCTTCCTGCCCACTCGTCGGCCGCGGCGGCGACGATCCCGTACGCGTCCTCGACCTCCAGGTGCTTGGCCATGCGGGCCCGCGAGTGCAGGTCTGAAAGCGTGAGCTCGCGGATCCAGGTCGCCGTGGCTCGGCGGTGGTGCGCGCCTCGTGCGTTCGCTACGGCCTTGGCCACAGCCGCCTTGGCCGCAGCCACCTCCTGCCCCTGGAGCCGAGCCCGCTCCGCGCGGTCACGGTCGCCGCCCCGCCGGTCATCGGCGTAGAACACCACACCGCCGAGCCACACGATCGATTGAGCACCTTCGGCGACGCCGGAGTGCATCCCCATGTGACCGAGCTCGAGGTTGCATTGCTCGCCGCGCTCGGTCTTGCTGTCGCATCGACGCCTCACGCGACTCTCTCCACGACCAGCCCCTGGTTCGTCGCCGCGGTGCGCACGCGCATGCCGGCGCGCTTGGCCATCTGGTAGCACGAGCTGCGCTTCATCTGATCGCACCACGGCTCGGGCAGCACGAACGAGTCGCCGACCTCGCACGAACGGAGCGTGCCGGTGAAGTCGAGGCGGAGCTGCAGGCTACGCCGCATCCGGGCCGCCCTTCCGGGGTCGCGGGCGTCGTCGTGCTTCATGGGCAGGCCTCCACCGCCATCCGCCGTTCGCGGCGCCGCAGGGCTCGCACCACCTTGGCGTCGAAGAGTCGGCCGGACGTCCACAGCGAGATGACGACCCGTTCGCCGTCGAACCACCAGGCCAAGCGCCCGATGAGCCCCCTGGAGATGTCCGGCGGTGGTACCGGCGCAGCCGGCTCGAGCCAGTCGTCGGGGCCATCGTCGTCGTACCGAATCCCCGCTCCGTTGCTCACGCTGGTGCCTCGATAGCCGCCAGCGCTTCCCCTATCGACGACACGAAGAACGTCGCCTCGGGCGCACACTCGTTGGCCTCGATCTGCGACGGCTTGATCCGGTTCTTGCGGCTCGAGTTGTTCTCGGGGTTCTTGACCTCGAGGAGCACGAAGCGCCGCTGCCATGGCACCCACACGAGGAGGTCCATCGGCTGGTCGAGTCGCCAGACGAATGCGCCGGCCTTGCGCAGGGCATCGACGATCGGCTTCTCGTTGGCATCGCGCTGGGCGAAGCGGGGCATCGGCATCAGTCAGCTCCTTCGGTTGTTCCACGTGGCACGCGCGGGTCGCGGCCGAGCAGCACGGTGGCGATCGCTCGACACCCCGGGCAGCTCACGAGCTTCGGCTTGCCGGCGAAGTCGCCGGCGTCGAGATCACCGCACAGCGCGCGGGGCAGCACGGCGTCGGCGGGCGTGTACGAGAGGTGCTTCATCGCACGAGCCCCCACGCGAGGCGGACCCAGAGCACGGCCCATGCGATCGCCAGCGTCACTGCGCACCTCCGAGCCGGGTTCCGGCGATCACCGCGGCGACGTTGGCGTCCCGCAGTTCACCAAGCGCTCGGGTGAGCTCCCGGACCTGGCGGCGCAGCTCGTCGGCGGCGGCCTTGGTGTCGCGCAGGCGGCGCCGCAGCTTCTTCGCGTCGCGGTCCTCCGTGTTCAGCCGCTCAACGTCGGCCTCAAGCCGTCGGACCCCGCGGGCGAGCTCGCCGACCCGCTGGTCGCTCGATGCGAGAGCAGACCTGGCGCCGCGGAGCTCGTGTTCGACCTCGGCCTTCTCAGCCTGGGCGCGATTGCGTTCGAGTCGGAGGTCGGCGATGAGCTGGTCCAGTCCCTCGACGACGCCGCGCAGTCGGGTGTTCTCGTTGAGGAGCTCGGCGGTCGCCGCGGTGTGCGCGCGCCGCTCGGCGGCGAGGCTTTCCTCGATCCGTCGATCGACCTCGGCATCAACGCGGCGCTCGACGACCCTGCGAAGGTGCGCGACGACCCTGCGAAGGTGCGCGTTCACCGCGACCCCTCCTTGGCGCTCAACCTGGCGAGGCGGGCGCGGATGTTCTTCTCGTCGCGCTTCAGTCGCTCCACCTCGTCGTGTAGCCGCTGCAGCTTCTCGCCCAGCATCTTCCGACGAGACACCAGGTTGCGCTCATTCGTGGCGTACTCCAGGAGCACGTTGAAGGCGTCGAGCACTCGCCCGCAACTGCGGCACGTGACCTCGCGTTTCTCTTCGTCCACCTGCACGGCGCGGTGCGCACACCACGGCTTCTCGACTGTGGACAGCGAGCCCGTGATGATCGCGTCTGCGCGCTCGTCCTGCCAGATCAGCTTGCCGTCGCTCACCGAGCCTCCAGCACCACGGCCACCACGACCATGGCGACGATCACCACCGCGGCGACCCATGCGAACGCCCGACCAAACGACGCGAGTCGATCACCGCCGCGGCCGAGCAGCGCGTCCTCAGTCGCCCTCGAGATGCGCTCCGCCGGCGGCGTCACCGGCAGCTCGACGTGGACCTCGCCAAGCGGCACGACGGCCCCGCGGCCGTTGCGCTCGACGATTCGATATCCGGCGACAGTCCCCATGAGATCCCCCCTACTCGATGCGGCAGCGCGCCTTGTCGAACTGCAGGTCGACACAGGCGCGGCCGAGGCCCTGGTGGTTCTTCAAAATCTCGAGCCGTAGATGCTCGGTGCAGCCGGCGTCGAGATCACCGCCGCCGACTTGCGGCGCGTGGTCGATCTCGCGCTCGGGCGGCACCGGCGGCACCCACAGCGCCATGATTAGCTTTCCCTCCTGCTCGATGGCTCCGCTCTCGCGCAGGTCGGACAGCCGCGGTCGCCGCGGCTTCTCGGAGCGCTCGATGTCGCGGTTGAGCTGACTGAGGACGAGCACCGCGAGGCTGTCCTGGTAGGCCAGCTCGGCGAAGGCGTGCATGGCGTCTTCGATCTCCTGGTCGCGGCGCTGCCGCCGGGCGCCGCCCCTCCGATCGGCGGCGACGA